ATCAAGCGCATTATCAGAAGAAGGAAGAAATAAATGCGTATGACTGAAATGGTGCCTACAGCGCCAATTAGTGTTCAACGATCTAAGCGCCGCGACCGCGGTCGCGTGTTGACCTCTGGTGATGCAGGTAAAATCCTGCCGCTTAAATATATTCCGATGTTGCGCGAAGACGCGGTTACCCGCGGTAAAGTTCGTGTAAACATTGAAATGCAAGAAACAGCAGAATTGCTGATGAACGGTATTACCGTAAACGTAATGGCTCATTACGTGCCAATGCTTGCGTTTGAGCGTTTTAACGGCTCAATGGAAGAGTTGAACCGTTCTTACAAAGGTGAACCGGGTATTGGTGGTAGCGTAGTTCCGTTTTTTAATACGGAAACAAGCGCGGCTGCGTTGGATACTACAACGGGTGCAGCAGCAACATTTTTGCAGACAATGGGCATTCATACTCAAGCGCAGGTGATGAATACTACTGTGCGTGATGCATATAACGTGATTGTTAACCATCGTCGGAAAGCCCGTTCGGCTTCATTGCCGCTTCGAGCAGAAAACGATTGGTCACTTGCTGAAGCGTTTTGGTCTCTAGACAATAATCATATTGTACCTGATTTTGACCAGAAATTGATTGATGGTGAGGTACAATTGTCTGGCCTAACTTTTAAGGCTCCTATTCGTTCTTATGCTTCTTCAGGTACTGGTCATTTTTATATGAATGCACCAGATGGAGAAGGTGTTCGTGGTTCGACAGATACAAATGTTTATTTTCCAGCAATGAAGCCGAGCCAAGCATATGGTTCTGAAGAAATTTCTTGGCAGGATAATCAGTTTATTTGGGATGGTATTTGGGCAGAATTGGCAGCGGGCGGCAACGCTACGATGTCGCTCGCAGATATTGACCAAGCAAAGAAAACAGCAGCTTTTGCAAAATTGCGTTCGCTGTATGATGGCATCGACGACGAATATCTTATTGATCTTCTTATGAGCGGTATTCGCGTTCCAGAAGAAGCAATGAAACAGCCAATTCTATTGGCACGTCAGCAGACTATGATTGGTTATCGTCAGCGTTATGCGACAGACGCAGCAAACCTTGACGAAAGCGTAACGAACGGTTTTGCTACTGTAGATCTTAATATTCGCACACCAGGTAATATGAATACTGGTGGCGTAATTATGATTACTGCTGAGATCGTTCCTGAACAAATGTGGGAACGTAAAAAGGATTACTTCCTTTATGAAACGAATCCAGACAATCTTCCGAATTATCTTCGGGATTATCTTGATCCCGAAAAGGTATCGGTTGTTCAGAACGATCACCTCGATGTGAACCACAGCACGCCTAATGGCACGTTTGGTTATGCTCCGCTGAACCATGAGTGGATCCGTGACATGGTGAACGTAGGTGGTAAATATTATCGTCCAGCGAATGACGCGTTTGATGAAGATCGTCAGAAGATTTGGACGGTTGAAACGACAGACCCGACCTTGTCGGAAGATTTTTATCTTGTGTCGTCGTTGCATAAAAAAGTGTTTGCCGATCAGGTAGCCGATGCATTTGAAATTACATGCATCAGCGATTGTGAAATTAGCGGCAACACCGTGTTCGGTGAACGTCTACTCGAAGCCGATACAACATCGGATTATGAAGCAATTACCGCGCTTGTCGATACAGCACGTATTGAGAAGTAAGCAGTAATAGCGGGGGCATCCTCCCTGCCCCCGCTTCAACATAAAGGGCTAAAGAATGAAGCACTTCAAAAATGGCCATATTGGTCAGTGGCAGCGTGTAAACGCTGGTGATGTAATTAAATTTGAAAGCAACAAAGCGAAGCGCGTTGAATTTCAAGTAAACGCGAATAGCAAGGTAGAAGTTTGGGCAGCTACTGACGAAGGCATGAAAGATGCTGTTCTTCAAGGCGTATCAGATGACAAACTCGCAATTGAATATACAGCTTTGGGAACGTCTTACGTTCAAATCAAAGCAGAAAAAGGCGCAGCGGTGTTTGTGAACATCCCTGACGTTGATCAGCAAATTCAACCCTCTGGCAAAGATAGTTTTGTCAACATCGAGCCTCGTGTTCGAAACAACGATGAATTTGCCCGTATGATGCATTGGGTAAAGCTGAACGAAGAGCGCCGAGAGGCGCAAATGGCGCAAGAGCGTAAAGAACTTGCAGCGCTTAAAGCACAGCTTTCTAAGCAGAATGTTGAAACGGTTCAAGAGCCAGTGGCGGAGCCACAAACGCAGGTAGGAGCGCAGGCGGATGCAACAGGAGAAGCGACCGCCGAGTAAATTCTTAAGATGGGTAAAGTTCTTGGACCGCGTGCAAGCGTGGTTCAAGGACGAGCCTGTTCATAAGGATTACGTTAAAGCGGCGTATGATTTAGCAGACGGACCCGCGTTAAAAAGACCTGAAGTAAAGAAAAAGCAAAGTGAAGTCGCGTTTCAGGGTGTTCACCCTGAAATCGTCGAGTTTTGGCAAGCTATGTATAAGGCATGCAAGGCGCGTAACATCCCTGTTATCGCGTTTGAAATGCTGCGTTCTGCAAAGCGCCAAGATGAACTTTACAAGACAGGTCGAAGCAAAGCGCGCGGTTATTCCAGCCCGCACCAGTTTGGGTGCGCGGTCGATATCGTTCATGCGGTCGATTACTGGAATATAAGCAAGAAACAATGGGACATTATTGGGACCATTGGCAAAGAAGTCGCAAGAAAGCGCCACCTCAAAATCGAGTGGGGCGGAGATTGGGACGGAGAAGATGGGCGGCCCAAGTTTTGGGACCCAGCCCATTGGCAGCTGCAAGGCTGGCGAGGTCGTGCAGACGAACCGAAGATCGGGGATGACCCGACCTAAGGCCCGAACGGAACGGAATTCCATATTAAATGGAGTTCCGTTCGGGCCGAGACGCATACCCCCTTCTTGTTAGGATATGCAGTTAGTGACACCGCCACGTAGGACCGAGGTCAAGCATGTGTATAACACCATGTAAATTGGACGATGGTACGGAAGTGGCGTGTCGCTACTGCTGGCAATGTAAGCGCAACAGAGTTAACGATATGGTTGGTCGCTGCATTGCCGAAAGTAAGTTTAGTTCACAAACTTACGCAGTAACGCTAACATACGCGCAAGACGCGGGGGTTAGCGCAGTAACGCTGGTTTATAAGGATGTTCAGGATTTTCTGAAACGACTTAGGAAGCGTTACAAAGTAAGATATATTGTGGCAGGCGAATACGGCACGAAAAAGGGTCGTGCGCATTGGCACATAATTCTGTTTTTTAAAGGTAAGTATCCAGATGTAAAACAGGATGTGAGGGTAGATTGGGAATTCTGGAAACATGGTTACAGTTATTTTCAAAAACCCGATTGGAAAGGATTTCAGTATGTTTTGAAATACGTGCTGAAAGACCAAACAGCAGACAGTGCGGATACGCATCTGGCGATGAGCAAAAAACCACCTCTCGGGTATGAGTTTTTTGAAAAACTTGCAAAAACGCATGTAGAGCAAGCGGTGATACCGCGCTCGTACAAATATAAAGTGGGCGGTGTTCGTAAGGACAACGGACAAGAGAAGACGTTTTATATGCAAGGAAAGACGCGGGACAATTTTATGACCGCGTTTAAGAACGGCTGGATAGAAAAATACGGAAAAGACCCATTTAGTGAGTTTTACGAAGAATGGGATCAGAAGAATTATAAGGTTACTTATACAGAAGAGGAATTGATGAAGCGCTTGCATCATCAGGACGTAAGATATTATCAGCCGTGGGTTAGTTATAAGGCGAAAGATTTAGGAACATGGACAGAACGTAACTATCAAGGGATTGATTTAGTTATGTGGGAAAACGAAGATACAGTATGGATATATTCTGAGGATGGTCAGTCATGGGTAGAAGATCGAACCGAAATCGTAGACGCTATCAAACGGTCAAAAATAATACGACAAATTACATACCAAGAAGCGTTACGCGAACAACAAGAAAGGCTGGCAACGTTGCAGCCGCAGCGGAGCCTCGAAAGAGGGATCGGAGCTATTTAGATTATGTAATTGAACCCACCCCCCAACGGGGGGTGGGGTTTGGGGAGGGGGCAAAGCCCCTTCCCCATCGGCAGCGAAGCGGCCGCAGCACCCTCTCCCACTGGAAGAAAGACTTAGGCGATAAAACCCCCGATCAAAAAGAACGGTCAGACGACAGGATGCGGGTTCGGTGCAAGGAAAGACCAAAAGACAACAAGCCGAAGGGTAACGGAGGCGGGAAAAAGGTATTTAAACCATGGTGTTAAAGACGTTTACTTTGGTCTTAAAAATAGTGTTTGACCGACAGAAAAAAATTAACAATAATTATCATTATCG